CTGTCTAATATTTCTGTCTAATATTTCTGTCTAATATTTCTGTCTAATATTTCTGTACATAATTCTGTCCAATATTTCTGGCTAATATTTCTGGCTAATATTTCTGTCTAATATTTCTGTACATAATTCTGTCCAATATTTCTGTCTAATAATCTGTCTAATATTTCTGTCTAGTAATTCTGTCTAATAATCTGTCCAATAATTCTGTCTAATAATCTGTCTAATAATCTGTCCAATAATTCTGTCTAATAATCTGTCCAATAATTCTGTCTAATAATCTGTCCAATAATTCTGTCTAATAATCTGTCCAATAATTCTGTACATAATTCTGTCTAATATTTCTGTCTAGTAATTCTGTCTAATAATTCTGTCTAATAATCTGTCCAATAATTCTGTCTAATAATCTGTCTAATATTTCTGTACATAATTCTGTCTAATATTTCTGTACATAAATCTGTCTAATATTTCTGTCTAGTAATTCTGTCTAATAATTCTGTCTAATAATCTGTCCAATAATTCTGTCTAATATTTCTGTACATAAATCTGTCTAATAATTCTGTACATAATTCTGTCTGATATTCGGGTATTTATTTCAGAAAAAGTAGATAAGAATAATATTTAATTTAAATTTTAATAAATAAATACTTAAAAAATAGTGTTGTATATTAATTCATAATTATAACAGAACATAAAAATGGAGAATCTAACAACTATAAATATTGATAATAAAGAATATTATAATGTTGAGGAAGTAGCAAAGGCTAAACCTGAATTTTTTAGTTTATGTGGCACAAAATTAAGAACAGTAATAACATGGAAAAAAATAGATTCGGGAAATTATATTTATGGATATATAAAGGATGGTGTATGGATTAAATCTTCGGATAAATATCCTAGAAGTAAGTTATTATTAGACAAAGAATATTGCAAAAATGAAATTTTAACTGCAAAAAAGATAAAAAATATTAAAACAAACAATTCAGAACCAAAAATTGAATTAATTGACAACATAGAGGTGAAAGAGGATTTACCAGAAATAATAGAAATAAGAAATGAAGAAAAATTCAAAGATTATAATAATAATATCTTAGACATTGAAATAAGAGGTGAACGTCAATATGACAAAATATATTTCAAATTGGATGATGTTGCAGTCTCATTTGAAATGAAAAATCTAAAAACAATTGTAACTGATAGTGATAATTCCTATATGTTAAATGAACATTACAAATATTTTTACCGTTCAAGTAATGGCAAAACTGTAAAATTAATATATCTTACATATTTGGGCCTTATTCGTGTTCTAATGGTTTCACGTCACAAAAATGCATTGCAATATCAGAAATGGGCATCAAAAATATTATATACACATCAATTTGGAACAAAAACACAGAAACGTAAATTGGCAAGTGAACTATCAGGTATTCCATATGACGATTTAAAACAAGTATTAGATATACATCCACACAAATTACCATGTATATATTTAATTATTCTTGGCAAAGTCAAGGATCTGAGAGAGTCAATGAAGATTCCAAATAATTATGATGATGAATCTATTATTTATAAATTTGGATTCACAAAGGACTTCAAAACAAGATATTCTAATCATAAATCAGTATATGGAAAAATTAAAGGTGTTTCATTGATGTTGAAGAATATTACAATTATTGATCCTAAATATGTTAGTAATGCAGAAACAGACTTGAAACAAAAAATAAAAGACTATTTGTTTAATTATGATATACATGAAGAACTTATCATTGTACCGAACAACAAATATGATCATATCAAAGATACATATACATATTTACAAGCAGAATACAGAAATCATAATGAAGATTTGAATCGTCATATTGAGACACTCAAAATAGAAATAATTGAACAGAATGCCAAAATAAATATGTTGGTCAAGGATAATGAAACAACATTAAAACTGATGGCAAAAGAGTTGGAATTAGAAAAAGAGAAAAGTAGTAAGAAAGATCTTCAAATAGAATTGTTACAACAGAAATTATATATCAAAGAATTAGAAGCTAAATCAAAATAATATTTTATTTATTAATTTAAAAATTAATAAATAAATACTTAAAAAATGATACAATATACTAATTCATAATTATAACAGAACATAAAAAATGGAGAATCTAACAATTATAAATATCGATAATAAAGAATATTACAATGTTGAGGAAGTAGCAAAGGCCAAACCGGAATTCTTTAAAGCTTGTGATGGACGATTAAGAACTATTGTTTCTTTCAAAAAGATAAAGATTGACGATTATGCATATGGATATATTAAAGATGGCGAATGGATAAAATCAACTGAAAAATATGCAAGAAGCAAATTGCTATTAAGTGTGAATTATTGCAAGAATGAAATATTCACAGTCAAAAAAACCAAAAAAGAAGGCAAAATATTGAAAAATGATAAACAGCCAATTGAATTGACAGAAGATAGCAAAAATAATGAATTACCTCCATTGTTGGTTATCAAAGATAATGAAAAATTTAAAGATGATGATGAGAACATATTAGACATCGAAATAAGAGGCTATAGAGAATATGACAAAATATATTTCAATGTCGAAGATATTATGGTAAACTTTGAGTTTCCTTCATTAGCAAAAAATCTAACTGACAAAATGCATAGTTATGTTGTGAATGACCACTACAAAATTTTTTGTGTCCCCCAATTTGGGGGTAACAAGAACACTAAAAAAATATATCTCACATATTTGGGTTTATTGAAAGTTCTAATGGTTTCACGTCACAAAAATGCATTGCAATATCAGAAATGGGCATCAAAAATATTATATACATATCAATTTGGAACAAAGATACAGAAACGTAAATTGGCAAGTGAACTAATTGGTGTTCATTATGAAAATATGAAACAATATGTTGACACAATTATAAATGAAATGCCATGTATATATTTGATTGTCTTAGGCAAAGTCAAAGATTTAAGAAATACTATGAATATTCCTGAAGAACATAATGATGAGTCTTGTGTATATAAATTTGGATTCACTAAAGACTTCAAGAAAAGATATCCTAATCATAAATCAGTTTATGGAAAAATTAAAGGCGTTGATTTGGTATTGAGAAATATTTCAATAATTGATGAACAATATATAAGTAATGCAGAAACTGATGTGAAATTAAGTTTGTCTAAATATCTTTTCAAATATGACAAACATGAAGAATTACTAATTGTTTCAAATGATAATATGAGAGATGTTGAACAAGTATATAGTATATTACAATACAAATATGGAAAATCAACCAAACAATTAAATAGTCAAATCGAATTCTTCAAAAATGAACTAAGAGAAAAAGAAAGTTTATTAAGAATTGAAAAAGAAATAAATTCTAAAAAGGATATACAATTAGAAAAAAAAGATGTCCAGTTAGAATTAGAAAAAGAGAAGAATGCTAATAAAGATCTTCAGATAGAATTGTTGAAACAGAAATTATATATCAAAGAATTAGAAGCTAAAGCAAAATAATATTTCATTTGTCAAATAGTTAAAATAATTGATATTTTAATTATTTAGTTTATTATTAATTAGTTATTTATCATTTACTATTTCAAAATGTCAGACGAAATCAAAACCAATAGTAATGAAAAGGAGGAAACTCAATATTTAGTTGTCAATTCGAGAAAAAAAATAGAAATAGACAGAACAAAACAATAGTGAAGAAAAAACAAGATGAAAAAGACTATTCTGATTACAAATATTTAATTAACATGATAAAATTTAACTCCACAACATTAGAGATAATTAATAGTCATATATATAGTGTTATATCATGGTCTGAAAGATTTACATTTGTTATTATTAGTGATGATGTATATTATAAAAATGCTGATGAGTTTATGATATTATTAAATAATAAATTTTCTGATAATACAAAAATACCTAATTCGCATAAAAAGATATTAGAAAAATGCAATAATACTTGTTATATATTCATTAATTACTATGAAAACAAATTATTTGATAACTTAAGTACTAAATGGTTGTTGTGGCATCATAAATTTAATGATTATGACAAAGAATTGTTCAATTTGCTATTAGTATATTGGATTCATGAAAAATTTGATGTAATCAACAAAAGCTTTAAAGAATGCAACAGCTCTATGGATCTAAAAATTCAATCAATCAAAGATGAATATGCAGTGAATGTGAAATCTGTTGATGAAAGATTTAAAGAATGCAATAAATTTATTGATCTAAAAATTCAATCAATTGAGAATGAATATAAAAAATATGATGACAAAATTAAAGAATTAAATAAATCATTTAATGACGAGTTTGAACATTGTAATAGCATAATTCATGAAATTAATTCAGAAAAAAACAATGTAATTGCAAAATTTATGATTAATAGACAGTATTTATATTGTTATACTGGCAGAAGTGGATCTGATTATTACAATAATTATCTCTGTAAAATGTCATTAGGTGATAATATTTATATAAATGATTTTTCCTATGAGCCGAAAAATCAGATATGTTATTGTACATTAAGATTTTTGGTAAGATTTACTCAAGATATGTTTTCTAAATATTTCATGAATGATTGTTTGAATATGATAAGGACAAAATTAAATAATGGTACATTTATTTGTAAATATTGTTCTGATGAAAAAGAAGAATCAAAACGTGAATACAATGATGAAAGAGTGAAAGCATTAATTATATCAATGACTTTAGGAGGAAGAGTTGATTTTGCAAATAGTATTGAAAATGGAAAAATTACCAAGAAAAAATATATGGACAATGATTGTTATGAGAAATTTTATGAAGATGTAAGTACAATTAATTGTGAAGACCAATATGACAGATTGAATTCAACAAAATATTGGTTGTACAAGATTCTTAAAGAGAAGAACAAGAAATATGATAACATAACAGATTATATTAATGACATATATGAGTATGTTATTGATAATATTGACAAAATTTATGATGAAGAGTGTGAGATGAATTATGCTAAAGAATTTGTTCATAAATATGAATATGATGAATTATTGGAAAGATTAAATTCATTAGAAGATAGATTAAATAAATTAGAAAAGAAATGATAGTCTCATATACTTTGATTTATTACTTAAATATGATTGTTTATAACTACCACCTGTCTGACCAATAACCGCATTTGAAACATTCATGACTTCATTTATTCTCAAATATTCCAATAAATCTTTCTTGAATTTTGTTATTTTGTCATTAATAATTCTCATATATAGATTCTCGTCAATGTTGTTATTATTTTTGACCAAGAACAATTTCTTATCTTCGACAATTTCTCTAATAAATTTTGTTTCGTCTCTTAATGGATAATAATTAATAATATAATCTTTGGTCTCTTCACAATTTAAAGCATTGTTTTTTATTTTTGAAACGAGTTCTAAATATGATTGCAAATCAGTGATTGAATCAATATCTTTTTCATTCATTTTACAATATTTAATTTTGTCTATTACTGTGTCGAATTGGTAATATGATTCAATAAATTTGTCTATATGAACCTCATTTTTTACTAAAATATTCAAAAATAAAATTAATATAGGTTTATAGCTTTTATTTATGAATTTTATGCTTGTAATCCTGCCAAATTCTTTATTTTTTTGTTCAATTAGCAAAAAAGCTTTTTTATCATTTAATATTTTTTTGTTCATATGATCTATTTTTTCAGTTATTTTATTCAAACTGTCAAATGGTAAATTAAATTGTTTTATTGCAATATATTCAATAACATTTTTTTTTGCCTCAACATTATTTTTATTTTTTTGAAGCTCTTTTTCTAATAATTTTAAATAAACTTCTTGTTTTTTTTTATTAATAATATCTTTTGATTCTACTACTTCTAAAACTTTTTTTATTGCATCATCAAATGTTTTTTTTAAATCATCATATTCTTTTTTGGTTTGATTATATTCATATATAAATTTGATTGAATCATTATTGGCTAATACATATTGTATCTGGTTATTGATTTCGCTGATATAATTTATCATCATATTATACCATTTATCTTGGTCAAATATTACATTGAGTTTGTTTGTTGTCCTCAATACATTATATAATATCAATGTGTTTGTACAATAGTTAATAAAATAATTGGTTCCTATGATTGATGTTTGTGATTTATTTTTAAAAACATTTATAAAAACATTTATAATAAGTTCATTTTCTATAAAGTTTATAAAATAGTGCAATTCTGATTGGTAATATTCGTTGAATTCAGGATTTACAATTCTAGATTTTATTTTTTTTGATTCGATAATGTAATTGTTATGAATTTTATTGATTATATAAAATCCGCAAATATACTCACCAAAATATTCTATGTGTGATGAATAAATATTTCCAGAATAAAATGAAGAGATATCATCTGTGCCTAAATAGTCGATATATAGTTTATAAATATTTTTTTCATTTTTGACATAGCTTGTATTTTCTGTGATCGAACCATGACCACTTGTAAATCCATATTCTATGTTATTAATTATTAAATATGTATTTTTTTCGTCTGATTCCGAATTAAATGTAAATTCTTTCAAAATATTTTTGTATTTTTGATCAGTATTAATACTTTCTAAAATATAGTTTAATTTATCTGTATATTTTTTTATTAGTGTATCTTTTTTATCTTGAATAATTTCGTACTCCAAACCAAATAATTTTATTATTAAATTAGTTGCATTTTCAAAACTTGTTTTCAATTCGTATTCGTAATTGCTATTTTTATTTTTATAAATAATACCATTAATATTAGATACAAGATTGCCCCATTCGTTATGCGCATCAATAGTTATATGTTGTTCATGTGTGGAATATTTTTCATAATATTTTTTGACATCAGTAATTGTACTTGATGGAAGATTATTCCAATCATAAATATTTTTATTTTTGTTATAGATAAACATATTTATCATATGTCTTACCAAAGTTTCACAACAATCAGGTATTCTGTTGCTGTATTTATTTTTAAAATATTTATAATTAATTACATCAATTTTGTATAAATCATTATTGTCATCAATGATTTTGTCAGAATAATTTTTTAAAATATTAATCTTTTCAATATAATCGATGACATCATCCGATCCTAAAATATTCAAATTAGAAATATCATATTGAATTTTCTGTTCGCAATATTTGGATAATGAATTATCTATTTTTGCGAGTGAAATTATTAATGAATTAACTATTTTTTTTTCATTTGAATCTAATAATAAGTTTTTCATATCGGAATATATAATTTCTGTTTTCCGATAAGTATCATAATGATAACTATTTGGAAATAATTGTTTTATGATTTTGTTGATATTATCAAAATCTTGTGGAGGAACAGTATTTTTTAATTTCTTAATATTGTTGTTATATATAATGTTGATTGTTTCAATAGACATATTTAAATCATCACTATCTAGAATTATATAAACATCATAAAGTTTTGTGTAAATATTCTTGACAGATATATTATTTAACATTTTTTCATCAATATTGGTTTTTGTTTTAATTTTAGTTACTGTTTGATCGATCATATCGTCAATTTGCTGTCTTATATTGATTGGATAATTAGTATGTGTTTGTCCAATTCTTTTAAAAAAATATATTAAAATAATTATTACATCAAAATAATAAAAAATATTAAATTTTTTTCTCATATACAAACTTTCTTTCATAAAACTAAATATTTCTATAATGAAACTTTCATAAGATTGTTCTATTGTTTTTGTAATATATGGATTGACATTTCTTTCCAAAAACACATTATTTATTTGTTTACTTTTCGATAAGGCATTTATGCTGTTTATTATATCGATAGTATTGTTCAAATTGCCATATTTAGTTTTATCACTAAAAATATTTATTATTGATTGTAATAATTTATAATCATCCTCAAAATCATTTATGTCAATTGTATTGTTGTATGATAAATTTTCTAATATGTAGTAAAAATTATTTTGATCTTTTAATTCATCTAATGTTATTCCATTTTTTGTAATATATTCATATATTTTTTTATCATTATTCAAATTTATTTTATTTTTTTTGTATAATTCAATAACTTTATCTAATTTAAGTTTTATATCTTCTCGAATTTTTGGCAAATATTTATTTTTAGTATGATCATAATCTTTCATAAATTTAACTATATTTTTTTGGAAATCTGTCTCATATATTTCAGTCTTTGTTTTTTTTGACGAGATATTGTGTTTTGTTAATAAATTTACAAATTTATTTAATTCTCCTCCAAATATTAATTTATTAATAATATTATCATTTAATTTTGGTAAACTGTCATTTGTTGGCAAAAATAATTCATCAATATAATCTTTTATTCTTTCATTTTCAAATGTTTTTCTTATTTCATATATAAAATTCATTTTTATCATATACATTATTCCAAATGGATCAAATAGCTCTATATTTGAATATTCATCTATAATGTTTCCATTTATGTCTTTCAAAATTTCCCCTGCTCTGACTTTAAACAAATTATCTCTATTGAAAAATAAATCGCTAAATTGTTTTTCCTTTAAATCATCTTCAATTATTTCCTTAATATCTCCTTCATAATTTTCTATTGTGTAATCTTCTTTTAATTTGAATATTTTTGACTTATATATCTCACCTTTTGATATTATAACATAGTTTTTTTGATTTATTAATGCGTAACTGTCTATGTTGTTATGACTCATTATCTTGTCAAAATTACTTATTGGAACATAATAATTGAATTCTTCTGGATAGATACTATTCGATTTGCTTTCTTTTGGTTTAATTAATTCGAATCCATTTATTTCAGTAATTATGTCATTCTCTTTTTTGTGTTTTACATCAAGATTTGATACTGTTTTTATGTTGTATTTTATATTTGTTTTTTGGCCAAATGGTATTGGATTTACATATCCACCGTTAATCATTCTATTATATAATATTGTCTGTCCAAAAAAAATGAAAATAACTTATTTAGATTATTAAATACATTAATTCATTAATTCATTAATTATACTCTTTATCTTTACACAATGTCAGATACTAATCCTACTTCTACTTCTAATGGTCCTGGTTCTATAAACACCAGTATTATTGGCAATTTCAATAATGCTAATTTGTCTTCTGCCGAAATCAAAATATCTGATGTAAAAAATTCTGAAATTAAATCTGTCAAAGCAGATAAATCAGAACGTAAAGTTCCTAAGTTTGATAGTTCCCAAAATAAAAAAGATATTGGAACTAAAAATGCAAATCTTGATAACATTGTTAATCTACTAGATGTCAAACAAATTACCGGTGATGATGTTAAATTTACTGACAAAGCCTTTGTTGTTGTCGGTAATGTTGATGCTGGCAAATCCACTCTTATTGGTACACTCACAACTGATCTTCTTGATGACGGTCGTGGTTCTGCTCGTCAAACTGTGGCCAAACATAAACATGAAATTGATTCTGGGAGAACATCTGATATATCTGTTAGATCACTTAAATTTGCCAATGGCAAAAATTGTGTTATTATAGATCTATGTGGTCATGAAAAATATTTCACCACAACTGCTACAGGCATTTCCGGTATGTGGCCCGATTATGCTATTATTGTTGTTTCTCCTTCTAGAGGTATTTTACCTATGACTAAACAGCACTTCAAAATGATTATGTCCTATAATATTCCTGCCATATTTGTTGTAACAAGAATTGACTCAGCTGAAGAAGCATCTTGTAAAGACGTTACGAAAAGTATTACTGATCTTTGTGAATTATATCGTAGAAAACCAGCTTTTATGAATGACTACTATAAATATCACTCTTACATTAATGGTTCCGATCTTTACAAAAAATATGACCTCTCTACTAAACTAAAAAATGTTTCTATAACTGATTATCCGTCATTGTTTAAAGATATGTCGTTGAAACAATCTGATATTAATGATATTCTCACATTTATTAATTTTGATACATTCAAAATTAATATTATTAATGAAACAATCAAAGGTCTTAAAATGGTTGATGGCAAACAAAATTATATTCCTGCCATTTATGTTTCTAATGTTGATGGTTACTGTTTGGATGTTGTCAAACAATCAATGATGTTTGTTGACCCTCGTGATTTCTGGAATAATCACAACAGTGACAACACTAACACCATTGTCAAGTTTTTCCGTAAAAAATTAAATATTCCCGATCTTGGTCTCAACAATGAACATAAAGGTTCCACTTTCTATATTGATAGTGTTTATAATGTTAAAGGTGTTGGTATTGTTGTTACTGGTATTAATAGAGGTGATGACATTTCGATTAATGATGAACTATTTATGGGTCCTATTAATAAATCATTTATCAAAATTAAAGTCAAATCTATCCATAATAATAATAGAGAAGATGTCCCTACAATTGGTGACCATCATAGAGGTTGTTTAGCTATTAAGTCCATTAAAGATGTTCTGAAAAGAAATCAAATACCAAAAGGAACTGTCATTATTTCTGACCAATCCATGTTGAAAAATATGTGTTTCCGTTTTGATGCGGCAATCACTATATTTGGTGGTCATTCTGCTACTTTAAGATCTGGATATTCTCCTGTTCTTCATGCCGGAAATATTAGACAAGCCTCAAGACTAATTCTTAATGATGAAAAATTGTCTCCTCAAGAAACCAAAGAACTAGAATCATTAAGTAAAAAAGATAGAAAGGAAAGACAACAAAAGAAAATTAAATCAGGTGATGTTGAGAAGGTATCATTCAAATTCATATCAAGACCTGAATATCTTGATCCTGGAACTGTCTTTGTCTTTAGATCAGGTGAGATTCATGGTGTTGGATGTGTTATTAAAACTTATCAAATAGACCAAAATAACCAATATGACCAACCCGATCCTGTCAAACATAAACGTCGTGTCAAAAGAATTAGACGTTCTGATTTAGTGGTTGTTAAATCGTCTAATTCAGCTAATTCGGTTAGTGATTCAACTTCCAATCTTAACACAAAATAAAGATTTATTTATTATCTATAATATAATGGGATTAATTAATTCATCTTGTTCTCATGAAAGTGTTCATGTTAAATATGCAGATCCAAAAACATATACCGACAAAACAAATACATTCACATTCCAAATCGGTAATTTGAAATGTTTAAATTGCAATCTTGATTTAAATGGTATCAAAAAGAAATGTATTGACCATCAACATCAACATCCTTGGGAAGTTGTTAATCCTCATAATTGCAAACATGATATTATCATTATTAACAATATCACTAATGACAAAAATATGTATTATGGTCGTGCTGAATGTATTATCTGTAAAACTTCAATCCCTGTCGAAAAATCTATTAAATATTCTGTCAATGACTCTTCTAATTGGTCTGTCAATAATGATAAATGGCTTAACGAAAATAAACAACTCTTAGTTAAAAAAATAAATTAGCAATTATTATTCTCTTTATGTATTAAGTTAAGATTAAATTAAATATTTAATCTTAATAATATAACTAAACAATGTCATACACTGACGAACAACTTAAATATATAAATTATGACAAAAAGTCTCATACTAAATTATTAGCATGTGCAGGTTCAGGTAAAACAAGATGTATTATTGCAAGAATTAATAATCTAATCGAAAAGAAAATCTATTTGCCAGATGAAATATTAATGTTGACTTTCTCTAGATTCACCAGAGATGACTTCCTTAACAAAATCAAATCATATTCAAATGATGAAAAAAGAAAATCACCTATTATCCCTAATACCTCTGTCAAAACTATTGATTCATTTGCCAAAACAATAATCGACCCTAATGGAGATATTGATGTATCCTTATTGAGTTTCAAATTAATGAAATATCTTGAAACTGAATCTGAATCTAATCTTAAAAAAAATGATAACCTAAATAAAATTAAAATGGTATTTATTGATGAAGCTCAAGATCTGAATGAAATACAATACAATATATTCTCTCATTTGAAAGATAAATTAGGTATTGTTGTTAATATGGTCGGTGATCCTAATCAAAATATCTACCAATTCAGAGAATCATCTGATAAATATTTAACACAATTTGATGGTGTTGTTTTCAAACTAACTAAAAATTTCCGATCTCATCTTCCTATTGTTAATTTCTCTAAACATCTCCGTCCCTTCAATGAATATGATATTATTTGTAGTAAGTCTGATAATGGTTGTAAACCTATTATGATGTTCTATGAAGATGAAAAAATTTTAGAAGAAAATATTATTGACCTCCTTAATTCTGCTAAAGAACATGACATTGATTTGTCTGAATTTGCTATATTAGCTCCAACAAGAGGAAGAATGAGAGGTGGAGGTAAATCTCATGGTTTATGTTTTGTATCTAATTTATTGTATAAAGCTGGAATTAATTTTAAACAGTTTTATGAAGAATCTTCTGAAGAAGTCTCTGGTGATGGTATTAAATATGCCCCAATTAAAAATCATGTCAATATCCTTACCTATATGGGTTCCAAAGGATTAGAATGGAATTATGTCATATTAATTGATGCTGATGCATGTCTTATTAATAAACGTTCATTCAGTCAGGAAAAACATAATAATGATAGATATTTATTGTATGTAGCATGTTCAAGGGCTATTCATAATATGTATATTTTTTCAAGATGTTATTTCAGAAATGGTGAACCAATTTTTTCTACTAATCCATGGTTCAGACAAATCCCTTCCGAATTATATCATATTGATGATAGATTTAATAGTTCATTTGTGTTCCCTGAATTGAAATATGTCGATCATAAAGAACATGATAACAGATTGTCCAAATTGATTGACAGACTTAATTGTTATGATTTAGATGAATTATCTAATCTTATTAAGTTCCAAAATAAGAAACCAATTTACCAAAAAAAGATATTCAACAAAGACTATTCACAAATTGAAAAACAATCAGGACTGTTTTTATCAAGATTTACAGAGAATCTATTTTATTCATTATACAACATCAAGACCAAAAATAAACAAATTAAATTCAAAGAAATTGATAACATTATTGAGACTGAAAATATTGTTTCTGGTGTTTCTGATGAGACAACTAAATGGTATTATTCAAACAGATCCAAATATACTTGGGACAAATTCAATAAAGACAATAATATATCTCCAAATGTGAAACAAGAAATAACCGCATTATTCAATAAATCAAAACCATTTGATTCATTCACAATTGCCATTGATGGTTATTATCAACTCTTCATACTTAATCAGAAAAAATGGATCAAAAATATTTATATAAAATATCTCAACTGTCAGAACCCTTCTCAAATAAGAGAACTATTATTTAACATTATTGTAATACTTCATGCAATTGACACTCAACATTATTTCCATATTAAATCAAAGGGTTCTAAATATTCTAATATTCTGACTGACTTTAAAGATCTATTTGATGAAATAGAACAATATGTTGATAATTTTGATCATGTATTTGTCAATTCTAATGAAGGGATATCCAGATGGAATATTGTGACTAAACTTGATTTATTAGATAGTAAAGACAATATATGGTCTCTTAAATGCACATCTGACATATCATTAAAAAATATGATACATAGTGTAGTGAGTGCACTTATTCATAACACTGAATTAATTGATGACGAATTTAATATAGCTGGGTTGATAGCTGGGTTGACTGATAGTGATATTAAAGACAATAATAAAAAAAAGAAGTCTTTAAAGACTGTTAAGAATGTTTTGACAAAATCGATTAATGTCAATTTCATAAATATATTGAAGGGTGAGGAACTTTCATATTCAATTGATATTGATAAAGAAATTGTCAAAAAAATAATTACATTATTAACTAAGTAGTTTGTCAAAATATTTAATTTCATCTTCATTCTTCAAAGAAGTTGTAATAATTTCTTTGAGTGTTCTTTTTGATTTTGTAACAGAATTCATGTCTAATCCATATTTGACACATGTTTCAAAGAATTCAATATTATATTTAATGTATTGGTCATAATATTTCTTTTCAACAAAATATTGGTCTTTGTCTTTTTTGAGAGTTTTGACAAATGATTTGAGTCTTCGTTCAATAATGTCAATATTAAATTTTCTATCTTTATATTCAAGTGTATTTTCAAGAATGAATTTTACGATACTACCACATGAATCCATTGTATGATCAAGTTGAGTTACTTTATTCAGAACATACTTACCATTTACTTTAGATCTACTAAATGAACATTGTGAAAAATCAAATCCATTTGATTTAAGTAAGTCACAAATTTTCATAAGTTCACTAATTGCATTGGAATCTGTAGAATCAAATTTGCTTAGTATTTTGTGGAAAATATTCTGTTGAGTATTGTAATAATCTGTATAATAATGTCTGAATAGTTTTTCAGATCCACCAAATTTATAGTAATCATCTCCATATTGATCAGATCCAATTAGAATAAGTCTTTCATGTTCATCTCTATCCTCTTGACTCTTTAATGAATCAATATTGCAATTATAATCATTATTACAATCAATAAGTTTTGAGATCAAAAAATAGATGATTTTTACATAATCAAGTGAATAACATGTTGCATTAGAAATAAAATCGATTGTGAATTTGAAAATATTATTAGAATTGATAAGACTTGATTCATAAGCAGTTTTAATAACAGTAATATTTCCATTTTTCTGTCCCATCATACTTTCACGAATTGAATATTTATAATGTGCATCACAAACAGGACAATTACAATATGTATCGACACATGTATCCAGATTAATACCATTTTTGATTTGGCTAATAACACTATTGACATTTCCTTTATGTAATGCTTCAAATGTCTCATCAATCATTTTATGGATTATTGATTTATTATGTTTCAAATGTTTGATGATTTTTTGATGTGTATTTAATTCATCATTCTTTATTTCATTAATTTCTTTGATGTCATTAATGTCATTAATTTCAATATCTGTCATGGTAAATCAGTTATGATACTTAATTTTGGATGAATATGTATATTAGGAATATATATATTCAAATTTTCATTTATTTGTGAATGGTAATGTTTGTGGATTTTGTGGAGTTTGTGGATATTTATATTCATGAATATGATAGATTGTTTTGGTATTAGATTTAGTATTAGATTTGTCATTATTATCAGATGTCAATTCATTATTATCATCATGCATAATGATCATAAATAGATAGAGTATGACAGAAAAGATAAGAATAGTTAGACCGATATAGAATAACCGGTTATCTTTGGTAAAGGTAATTAATTCTAATCGTTGATCTAATAAATCATCTAATAATCCAAACCAAGCATCTTTGGTATTGACAATTAATTCATAAAGAGACAGATTATAAAGACTAATTTTCGGTTTATCTTGGGCAAGGGCATTAAGTTTATTGAGGTCACTTATTCTCTGATTTTCTTTAGCGATTTCTTTATTTCTGTCAAACACAATATTAAATTTACCTAGATCAAATTGTTTTTTGCTATTAGGAGTGACATCAATCCCTGCAAGACCATCTTTACCACCATTACCATAAAACTGACTTGGATCTACAATCCATGAGTTAGTGGTTTTATCTTGACGTAGATCATTAGTATTAGTTGAATCAATAATTCGATCAGTCGAATCTACAAAGTCATCATCTTTTAGAGGAACACCTCCATGAGGTAATAATGGATTATCAATAATTCGATCTTTACTTATTTTTGGAGATTTTGTATCATATTTATCTAATGAGTTATTTGATGTAGTCATTACAGAGTTATATTAGTTAATGATTAAATAAAAAATTGATATTGGTTTTATTTAATCTTATTGTATTAACTGATTTAAAAACAAACCCATAGATATATAATAATAGAATAACAATGTTATATCCAATCTGTCCTACCTGTGGTAATCTTCTGGCAAATGTACAATTGCCATATCAAAAAGACATCAAAAAACTATGTGAAGAATACAATGTTGATATTGAAATGATGTCAAGAGGTATTATTGATAACGAAAAGTTCAATGAAGAGAAAAAGAAGATATTAGATAAATATACAGACCCTGAAAGATATTGTTGTCGTATGAGACTTATGAATTTCTGTGACATTGTCAGAATTGTTCATTAATTTTTTTTATTTTTTATTTTTTATTTTTAGATGCAGATATTTATAATATAAATTATTATAACTATCATTAATTAGTGTAACATTAATTATGAATAAATCAAATAATAATCTGTCAAAGATGGAAAAACATAATCAATTCCACAAATCAGAAAACAAGACAAGATTTACATTAGAAACACAAAAAGATGATGACTTACATTATCAACCAGAAAACAGAAAGTTCTCATTTTATCAAATATGCAAATATTCTGTCGACAAAAAACATCATGTCAGAAAAGTTATTTATAATGAATTAGGCGATCCAATTCTCAAAAAAGAATCTCATATTGATACCAAAAAATTAGAAAAATTCCTTAAAAAATGTCCTACTTATAAATTTACTATCTATCCTGCTTACAATCTCGATATTGTTGGTATGCCTGAAGATAATGAAATACTTACTGCAAAATCTCAAATCCTTAATGAATATTAATTCTTGTCAAAATAATTCTTAAAGTTATGTTTCAGAATAATTCATAAGAATAATTCTTAAAGTTATGTTTCAGAATAATTCATAAGAATAATTCTTAAAGTTATGTTTCAGAATAATTCATAAGAATAATTCT